ATGGTTATGTTGTTGGCGATACTGTTGCTATTACAACATCAATGGTTGGTGGACGTGGTAGTGGTGGTCAGGTAACGATCTCTGCCATCTACAACTCCGATACCATCTACGCGACTAATGTACAAGGTGAGCAGTTTACAGAAACTCAGAATCTTTACTGGTATCCTGATTCTGGAGAAGTTGGTGTCGCTATCACCAACATCCTGATTAGAAGCTCTTCTTTGACATCGAACTTGAATGAAGGGAATGTCTTTGAAATCGACAGTGATTCTCATGGTAATGTAACTTCTGCAAACCATGTTTCTATCAGAGGACTTCAACCTGATACAGATCCTATCAAACTGCAGAGTGATCTTTCCGTAAGTGCTACTGCAATCTCTGTTGCAAGCACTGCTACCTTCACTGAGTTTGAAGGACTCACAACATTCAGAGGATATCTGAAGGTTGGATCTGAGATCATCTACTATGACAGCATTGGTGCTGGAAACCTTGGTATTGCAACCAGAGGTGTAGATAATACAACCGTTCAGACACACTCTGCTGGTGCTGATGTCTACAAGTATGAACTCAATGGCGTTTCGCTGACCAGAATTAACACTGATCATAAGATGCCTACAGACGCTGGACTGCAAGGTCTGAAGACATTTGACAAGTATTACCTGGAGGTCGATAGACCTGCTGGAAGAAAGACTGGCGAAGAGCAATTGTCCCTTGCTGATGAGAAGACTGCTGGTGGAAATGGTTCTTGGGCTTCCAAAAACATCCAGTTCAGTTCCATGGTTCCCAACATGGTGTTCACCACTCCTGGTGATGGAACTTCAATTAGTGCAAGTGTCAGAACTACTTCTGGTACCAGTCAGAGTGGAACAGAGGCATCCTTCGTAGATCAAGGATTTGAACCTATCCAACTCAATGAAGTTAACTTCTTCTCCGATCCTCGTATCGTTGCTGGTAGAGTTAACGAGACAACATATCTGGCTGAACTACCTAAGAGCAGATCCTTCACTCTCGCATTAAACCTTGAGAGTCTTAATCCTTATTATTCTCCTCAGGTAAGAACTGATATTACAAGTATTGTTCTTCAGAGAAATAGAATTGACGCTCCTGTTGGAGATTACTCCATCGATGGAAGAGTCAACAGCGTATCCAATGATCCTCACGCAAGTGTCTACATTGGCCCAAGGATTGAACTTGATAATCCTGCAACCTCACTGAAGGTTCTTGCGGGTGTCAACAGACCTCAGAGTAGCGATGTTAGAGTTCTCTACAGACTCTTCAGAACAGATTCTGGAGAAACTGATCCCACATTTGAATTGTTCCCTGGATTCTCTGTCGGTCTTCCCGATGGAACCCCTGATACCAGAATTGCTCCTGCCTTTGGTAATGAATTCCTTGAGCATGTTTATACAGCAGATGGTCTTGATAAGTTCAACGCTTTCCAAATCAAGATTGATTTCTCTGGTACAAACGAATCCACACCTCCTTCACTCCAAGACCTTAGAGTAATTGCACTGGCATGACGATTAATCCACATTCACTGCTTCTTGAATATCACTACGGCAACAGAGCTCAGGTCGAGGGTAAACCCGACCTGAAAAAAGATACCAAGACTGGAGCCGTAGTTAATACTAATAAAACAGAGTATGAAGACTACATCAGGAATAGAGATCAAAAACGTGCTGACAAGGCAGAAATTGAGTCTTTAAAAGGAGAAATTAGCGAGTTAAAAGAACTGTTATATCAGGTTTTGAATAAATAGTTCAAACTTGGTTTGACTAGTAGTAATGGCTGTATACGTCGCCAACCTTAATATTGAGCAAGGCGCTAATTTTAAGGTATCCTTTAATATTGAAGACCCTGGCACTAATTCTCCGTTAAGCTTGGTAGGGTATGCTGCATCTGCACGGTTGAGAAAGACGTATTCCAGCACTGGATTTACATCCTTTACTACTACAGTTTCCGATCCTTTGAATGGTGTGATCACTATCGCCCTTTCTCACGAGGAAACCGCTGCTATTAAAGCAGGCCGACATGTCTATGATGTAATCATTTTATCGCCCATATCTTCCGATCCCCCGAATTATACAACGAGGGTTGTGGAAGGCAGTGCGATAGTTCGACCTAGTGCAACCAGATTTTAGGTAGATATATGACGAACTACTCTGTAAGACTCGGATCTACCAACGCCATTAAAGTCAGATCCACCACGCTTGGTTCAGGCGGCGGAGGAGGCGGCGGAGGCGGCTCGATCCGAACCCTGTCCGATGTTGATATTACATCCAATGGTTTGGCAGATGGTATGGTTCTTGTTTATGACGCATCTACAGCAAAGTGGAAATCGTCAGCGGAAATCACCGTTGGTAACACTAGGAACATGACCATCAACGGAGGAACCTTTTAGACATGGCGTCGATTATTAAAATTAGGAGGACGCTAGGATCTAGCGTACCCGATCTAGCACCTAGCGGTGAAGGTACCGCGCAAGGTGAACTTATCTACGTTTACGACAGTAGTAACGTAGGATCAGGAAAGACATACAAGAAACTGTATATTGGTCACCCAGACGGCACAGGAGACGCTCCTATCCCGATCGGTGGTGAATACTATACAGACCTTCTACCTGCCAACACAGCGCTGCATGGGACGCTGATTGCGAACCAAGCGATCGTTGTAGACGCAAACAAAAAGATTGATGAACTGCGAGCAGACAATATTCAGATTGCTGTAAGTGGTACTAATGAGATTGATACAGAGAGTGGTAACTTAACTCTTGACTCGGCTGGTGGTATTGTCATCATCGATGACCAGGCAACCATCAACGATGGATTGAGAGTAGAAGGTGATCAGACTTATCTGAATACAGCTCTCCAAGTTTCCGGCATCTCCACCTTTAACGGTGAGGTGATGTTCAATACTGGAATGATTCCAGATACGGACAAAGGAGCTTACATTGGTACTTCTGGTAGAGCGTTTGCTAACGCTTATATCAATGATGTTACCATTGGTGCAGCAAATACAACAGTCATCACCACAAGAGCAGGTGAACTGTTCCTGACTGCATATGAAAACTTAGTTGTTGTTGATGACGATCTGACAGTTACTGGTTTGACCAGTTTCGCAAGTGGCGCAACCATGTCTGGTGTTGCCACCATTACAGGTCAGTTAGAAGTTGATGATATCATCATCAATGATAATGTCATCGCGACCAAGAATACAACTGGTATCTTGTACCTGGATCCACATCCTGGTGCTCTGAGTGCTGATGGTATTGTTGTTATTAAGGGTGACCTGCAGGTTGATGGTTCTACGATTTCCGAGAACGCAACCACAGTTACCGTTAATGATCCTGTTATCAGATTGGGTGATACATCAACAGAGAAGACTGTCGAGAATGAAGTTTCTCTTGGTACCACTTCTATCACGTTTGATAACGTTGTAGGTGTTAACACAGATGACGTTGTAAGTGCTGCTGGTATTGTCACCAATACCACTGTTTACTCTGTAAACACAGCAACTAATGTTGTTATAATCAATACCCCAACTGATGCAGTCGTTGCTGCTGGTGCAACTGTAACCTTTGCACAAGGTAGAGCAGATACGGCAGACAGAGGTATTGAATTTGAATATATTTCTGCTGGTGTCGGAACAACCGCTGTAACAAGTCGTGGTTACTTCGGTGCTATCGCTGATGAAAGTGGTGGTACGATTAGCACGACTACACTTTGGGCCTACATTCCTAACGCAGAAGTAACAGGTAACAGCTTTACTGGCGTCAGAGGTTTCCTGGATATCGCTGGTATCTACTATCAACCAGATGGTGAGAATCCTTACGATGGACCCAACGGTGTTGCATACTTCGATAGCACTGGATTGGTCAAATCTGGTGTTGCTACAGATAGCGGCATTTCGACTTCCAACTACGTCTTGACTACCGGTACTGACGGCATTCCCATCTGGACTGATACGCTTGATGCTGGTACATTCTAAGAGAGGTGAAGAATGGCAAAGCCAACAACAAAACAAGAGTTAATTGATTATTCTCTTAGACAACTAGGTGCTCCCGTATTAGAGATTAACGTCGCTGATGAGCAACTGGATGACATCGTTGATGATGCCATTCAGTTCTTCAACGAGAGACATTACAATGGTGTTGAGAGAGCTTATCTCAAGTATATCGTAAGTCAAGACGATATTGATAGAGGTAGAGCAGGTGGTCCTGGAGCGGCTGGTATTACAACTCATACCACTTCGGCAACCATTGCTGGAATCTCTTCCACTTTTTCTTACTACGAAAATGGAAACTTCTTACAAGTTCCAGATGCAGTTCAAAGTGTCGTAAGAGTATTCAAGTTTGATGCCAGTGTAATTAACTCTGGCATGTTCAGTATCAAATACCAATTATTCCTGAACGATCTTTACACTTTTAATAGTGTTGAACTTCTTCAGTATTCAATGATCAAGTCATATATTTCAGACATTGATCATCTCTTGACACCAGATCGTCACTTGAGATTCAATGTTCGTCAGGGTAGACTCTATCTAGACATGGATTGGGCGGCTGCAGCTGCTGGAACATACATTGTTCTAGATTGCTACAGAGCAGTAGATCCGGCTGACTTTAGTAAAATATATAATGATGGTTGGTTGAAGAGATATGTTACTCAATTGATTAAGCGTCAGTGGGGTCAGAATCTTATCAAGTTCCAAGGAGTCAAACTGCCTGGCGGTATTGAACTCAATGGGCGTCAACTATATGACGATGCAGTGACTGAAATTAATGCTCTCATGAGCGAGTTCCAGTCCACATACGAACTCCCACCCATGGATGACATTGGATAATGGCACTGAACCCGTTCTTTCTTCAGGGAACTGCGAATGAGCAGTTCCTAGTACAGGATCTCATTAATGAGCAACTGAAGATTTATGGCGTCGATGTATATTACCTTCCCAGAAAAATTGTAGACCAGACGGACATCTTGAAAGAGATTTCAATGTCCAAGTTTGATGATAACTTTATCATCGAAGCATATATTAATAATTTTGAGGGATATGGTAGGAACTCTGATATTCTCACAAAGTTTGGTCTCAAGTCTACAAACGAAGTTTCTCTGACACTCTCCAAAGAGAGGTTTGATAACTTCATTGGAGAGTTCTTAGAGACTGGATCCGACAGTGAGTATATCATCGATGGTCGTCCCAGAGAGGGTGATCTAATCTTCTTCCCACTGGGAGAGAGATTGTTTGAGATCAAACATGTTGAGTTTGAGAATCCTTTCTATCAACTAGGAAAGAACTATATCTACGAACTGTCTTGCGAACTCTTTGAGTACGAAGACGAGATCATGGATACCAGCATCGAGTCTATTCAAACCGCGATGGACGATGTTGGTTATATTACAAGAATTGTTCTGAATGGTATTGGACAAACTGCTGCTGGAGCTGCACAAGCAGGTGGGGCTACGGATGGTCAGATTATTCAGATTCTTGTTACTGAAGACGGAACTGGATACACTGAGCAACCAATCATTACTATCGATGCGCCAGAAAGTGGTAGTAGAGCAACTGCTGTTGGTTTCGTCACAGAAAAAGGTGGCACATATTCTCTCGATGAGATTCTAATCAAATCTACTGGTTTCGGATATGTAGCTGCTCCTAGAATTACTATTACTGGAGGTGGTCCAAATGCTACAGGTGCTGCTGCGACCGCGATCCTTGGTGATACTGCTATTCAGTCTATTGGCATTGGAACATCTGGTGGATCTGGATACATCACGGTTCCCACTGTTACTGCAGGAGAGCCTAACACCGCATACACAGGATTCACAACTGCACAGTTGGTAGCTATTAAGAATCCTCTTACAACTGGTATTGGTTCTGTCTTTATGAGACATGCTGGTATTGGATACACCACTAATACTCCACCAGTTACATTTGCTCTACCCAATATCCTCGTTGGTATTGGAACAACAATTGCATTTGGATCTCAGAGCGGTGCATATGAAGTTGATGAACTTGTCACTGGAAGCCTCAGCGGCACTACCGCGAGAGTCAGATCACATGACATTGATACTGATGTAGTTAGAGTTGTGGTAAATAGTGGTGGGTTCTCACCTGGAGATATCCTCACAGGATCCTCCTCCACTGCTAGATATGCTGTTCAATCCTATAGCGATGACAACGTTGAGTCTACAGGCACAGGTGCAGACTTCTTTGATAATGATGATCTTGAGACAGCAGCTGATGCAATTCTCGACTTTACTGAGTCCAACCCATTTGGTGAATACTAATGTTAGGAAAATACTATTACCATGAAGTCATAAGAAAGACGATTATCGCTTTCGGTACAGTCTTCAATAATGTCCACATCAGGCACAGTGACTCTGGTGGTGTGGAGAGTGATCTGAAGGTCGCAATTGCTTATGGACCTGTACAAAAATTTCTTGCCAGACTTGAGCAACAACCTAAGTTAAACAAGACGGTTGGTCTCACTCTGCCTCGTATGTCTTTTGAAATGACTGGTATCAGTTATGATGCCTCCAGAAAGACAGCGATTACACAAACTTTCAAGGCTGTCGATAGCACTGACAGTAATATGAAGAAGGTGTATATGCCAGTTCCATATACGCTGACTTTTGAACTTAACATCTTGGCAAAACTGAATGATGATTGCTTACAAATCATTGAACAGATTCTGCCTTATTTCCAACCATCGTTCAATGTAACCATTGATCTTGTTTCTGCAATTGCAGAGAAGAAAGATGTTCCTATTGTCCTAGAAAATATCTCCTTCACTGATGACTATGAAGGTAACTATGAGACAAGAAGGGCTTTGATTTACACCTTGACATTTAGCGCTAAGTCTTATCTGTTTGGTCCTATCGCAGACAGCAGCGACGGTCTTATCCGCAAGGTTCAAGTCGATCAATATGCTGGAGCAGATACCACAACTGCGAAGCGTGAAGTTCGTTATACAGTCGAACCTGATCCAGTTGATGCTGCACCCGATGATGACTTTGGATTCAGCGAGTCCGTAAGTTTCTTCACTGACTCTAAAAATTATTCGCCTGGCACTCAGGATGATCGATAACCATGAAAGACTTTGACTCTATTGATAAGGCTCTAGATATCGAATCCTCGATTGTAGAGTCTGAACCTGCACCTATCAGCAAGAAAAAAGAAGAAAGGAACAAATCAGAAATTCAAAAAGACTATGAGTATACTCGTGGTCAACTGTATTCTTTGATCGAGAAAGGTCAGGAAACCTTGAATGGTATTATGGAACTAGCAGATGAAACGCAATCTCCTAGAGCGTATGAAGTTGCTGGTCAGTTAATCAAGAATGTTGCCGATTCAACAGATAAGTTGATTGATCTGCAAAAGAAATTAAGAGATCTAGATGAAGATCCTAAGTCCAAAAACCCAACAACCGTTAACAACACTATGTTTGTTGGATCGACAGCAGATCTTGCTAAGTTTTTAAAGAAATCTCAAGACGATATTCAAAACACTTGATGCTAAATACTCGGCCAAGACGAGTAAATTATGCAAAAAGTTATTAATATTCTAGCACTTCTTTCTTTTATCGGGACTGCTGGAATTATCGGTGGAGGTACATTTGTATACCTCAGACGTGCAGAGATTAGTGATAATGTAAAAGCAGAAGTAACCAAGGCTGCTACAGAAGCAATTACCGAAGCACTTCCTGGTCTGCTTGATAATGCTATGCCTGCACTACCCACTACCACAGGTCCAGCGGTAGAAATCCCCAAATTGTAATTTATGGAAATTCCTGACATTGGTGTTAGGAATATCGGTATACCAAATGTAGGAGTTAATCCTATATTCCAACCTGGTATTCCTAGAAACTTCGTTATTCATCCACCAATTACCGACTTTCTCTGGAAACCTATAGTCGCGTATCCTGGTTGTGTTGAACATGCAGCTGCTATTGAGGATGATCAAAAAGTCATCAGATGTGATGGTGAAGTCCCTAGTTACAATGCTATGGACTATACACCTGAAAATTTGGTGATCAAAAAAGAGGTTCCTCCACCGAAAACGAAAACTCCAGATGCTCCAGAGGTTCCAGAGGCACCAGAGGTTCCTTCTAATGTGGTTCCTCCAGCAAAAAAAGATGAGGAAGTTCCTTGTCCTGGTCCTAATGCACCACGCATCGGTGATGTAGCACAGAATCAAAAGGAGAGAGTATCTGGTTTTGAACTACAAGGTGATATCTGTGTGGTTCTTTATGAGGATATTCCTTGGACAGCACAATATCTACCAGCACCACAGATTGCTGCGACCACTGGTGGTATTGCTGTAGTTGCTACTAGTTCTGCTCTGCTTGCAAAACCATT